AATGTGTAATATTATTTTATTCTAAATAGAAATAGACAAAAAATTGGAGAACCTTATGGCAAACGAACAATTATATTCAGACCCAAAATTATATGATGATGGCAGTGGACGAGGTGCGGTTATTAACCAATCAATCGCTTCTCCACAAAATGCAATGGCAAATCAACAAACATTACGACCAGGTGGAGCAGCATATGTTCAACTTCCTGGTGGTCCTGGAAAAGTCGTCAAAAATGCAGACGCATCAGAATCAATTGAAGATGATGAAGATGATAATGAAGCATTACAAGCAAAAACTTCAGTAGACTACTTGGAGAGTTTATTCGATGGTGAAAATCTCACTGAAGAATTCATGATGAAAGCAGCTACAATTTTTGAAGCAGCAATTCATGAAAAAGTAACTATTATAGAAAACACAATTCTTGAAGCTGCACAGGAAATCATCGAAGAACAAGTTGAAGAAAAAACTGAATATCTAACAGAAAAACTTGATAATTATCTCAACTATGTCATCACTGAATGGATGGAAGATAATTCTGTTGCTGTCGAGAGAGGTCTTCGCACCGAAATCGCAGAACACTTTATGATTGGAATCAAAGAACTATTAGAAGAAACATTTATTGATGTTCCAGACGAGAAGTATGATGTATTAGATGAAATGGCACAGGCAAACGAAGACCTTCAGAATCAATTAAATGACCAGATTCGTAAGAATGTGGAACTCATGAATGAAAATACTGCTCGTCAATGCGCAGAATCATTCATGGATATATCAGGTGGATTGACTGATACCGAAGTAGAAAAACTTGCAACTCTTGCTGAAGGAATTGAGTTTCAGAACGTAAATCAATATACTGAAAAAGTCAAACTTCTCAGAGAATCATATTTTACTCGATCATCTTCAAATAGAATTAATTCAAATAGAATTGCTTCTCAGCAAAATCTTGTTGAGGAAACAACTAATCCGAATTCTATGAGAGATGCAGCAAATCCAGAAATGAGCGCATTGGTTAACGCTATGACTAGATTTGGCAAAAATATTCCAAAACCACAAGTGAATGCTAGAGAAAATTCCAATGCAGGAAGACTTCTAAACATGCTTAATACCAACATCGTATCAGATCAGTATATCTGAAATATCAAAAGTAATAAATACAAAAGACCTCAAGGAGAGAAAAATGGATTTTAACGGAACTACCCCATATGACATGTTAGTTGAAAAGTGGAGCCCAGTGCTTGATCACGCTGACATGCCCGAATTGACCGATTTACACAAGAAGCGCGTCACTGCTGTTCTTCTTGAGAATCAAGTACGAGCAATGGCAGAAGAACGAGGAGCACAAAATCTCTTCGAATCTGCACCAACCATGAATATGGGTGGTAACTTTGCAGCAGCACAAGTTGGAGCACCAGCAGGCAACTTCGCTGGCTATGACCCAATTCTGATTAGTCTTGTTCGCCGCGCAATGCCGAACATCGTTGCATATGATATTGCTGGCGTTCAACCCATGAGCGCACCAACAGGCCTTATCTTTGCAATGCGTGCTAAGTATAATGGTATCGATGGTCCAGAAGCACTATTCGATGAAGCATATCCAAAGTTCTCTGGTGCATCAGGTGCAGCAGTAACTGGCGCACCTAATATCGGTGAAACTGGTATTCTTTCTGGACATACTCTTGGTGTTGCTCCAATTAATGAATCAGCAGTTCGCACTGATCTCTTCACTGATTTTCGCGCAATGCTTACTGGTACTGCTGAAAAACTCGGAGATGCTGCTGGAACAGCTTTCTTCCGTGAAATGGGATTCAGCATTGAGCGTATCGCAGTACAAGCTCGTTCGCGTGCTCTCAAAGCAGAATACACCACTGAACTTGCTCAGGATCTCAAAGCAGTACATGGTCTTGACGCTGAGTCTGAACTTGCTAATATTCTCTCAGTTGAAATCATGAATGAAATCAACCGCGAGATTCTTCGCGCAATGTACACCATCGCCAAGACTGGTGCTCAACAAACCGACCTTGCAAATTTTGGTGTATATGACCTTGTTGCAGACTCTGATGGTCGTTGGTCAGCAGAACGCTTCCGTGGTCTGATGTTCCAGATTGAACGCGAAGCAAATCAAATTGCCAAGGAAACTCGTAGAGGTCGTGGTAATTTCATTCTTTGCTCTTCTGATGTTGCATCAGCATTGGCAATGGGTGGATTCCTCAATATATCACCAGCACTCAATGTTCAAATGAATGTTGATGATACTGGTAATGTCTTTGCAGGTGTTCTTAATGGTAAGTTCAAGGTCTTCATCGATCCATTCATCAAGAATAATACCAACTTCGTCACCGTTGGATATAAGGGTACATCCCCATATGACGCTGGTATGTTCTACTGCCCATATGTTCCACTACAAATGGTTCGCGCTGTTGGTCAAGACACCTTCCAACCGAAGATTGGTTTCAAGACTCGTTATGGTTTAGTTGGTAATCCATTCGGTAAGGGTCGTGATGCTATCACCACCGATACTGATGGTCTTACAAGCAACAGCAATACCTACTACAGACTCTTTGCGGTAAAGAATCTCCATGGTAACACTGGTAACTGAACTAGTCTGAAATAGACTACTAGAACCCCACAGACTAAACTCTGTGGGGTTTTCTTTTATAAATACTAGTATGGCAGAATCAGAATTTCAGACATACGATGATATTATTAAAAAACTTGGATTTTGGACTCCAGGCGATTTGTATACTACAAGTCCAAATCAACCAACCAATACTAATTTTCTTACTAATAATAAGTTTCAATTTAGAATAACTCGTTGTCCAACGGTCACTTATTTTTGCCAACGAGCAAATATTCCTTCACTTAGTTTTGGTGTTTCCGTTCAATCTCAACCTGGTGGTGTGGTCATTAAAAGACCAGGAACAGCATACAACTACGAAGACCTTCAGGTTGGATTCATAGTTGATGAAAATCTAGCAAATTGGTTGGAGATATATGAATGGATAAGGCAAATTGGAATTTCTTATGATACAACGGTTGAAACTATTCCTGAGCATCAAAAAGTAGCGACTGGATTGATGTTGATAACAGACAGCAAGTATAAACCAATTGTCTCCGTAACATATCAGAATATGTTTCCTACATTCCTATCTGGAATAGATTTCGATAGCGCATTGACCGATACTGACGCAGTAGTCGCGACATGTACATTCTCTTATACCCATTATGAAATCAATGTATTGACAAATCCTTAATTTAAGGTATTATTATATTATGACTCTAACTGACATTAAAATACAAGCGGAATTGGATGTTATCATTGACACCAATCATCTAGACGATGAATCTAGTCGTATTCCTCAATTACATAACAAATATCTCTGTATTCTCATGGATGAGAAGATAATTTATGAAACCTTGGATTCCAAATTAAAGATTCTCAAACGAGATAAGTGGTTGTATTATGCTGGTAAAATGTCCAAGGAAGAACTAACTAAAAGAGCATGGGAACCCTTTGATTTATCCATATTAAAACAAGATTTGGATCGATTTATCGAAAGCGATATCGATGTTATCACTCTAGGAAATAAGATATTTGTACAAAAAGAAAAAGTATCATATCTTGAGAGTGTAGTAAAAATCATTGCGAATAAAATTTGGAATATTCGGTCAACTATTGACTGGATTAGATTCACTCAAGGATCATGATAAAAATCAAAAACATAGATTCTGTTCACATCGAAATAGATTGTGAACAATCCATCTCAAAAGAATTGAGCATGTTTTTTACCTTCAAAGTTCCTAATTCTGAATATAATCCAGCATTTCGCAAGAAGAAATGGGATGGTAAGATTCGATTATATAATCTTTTAACACAGAGAATATACAAAGGACTTCTTCCATATGTTCTTCAGTTTGCCAAGGATAGAGCATATAAGGTGGAATATGAATCATCGTTGTTGGAAGACACCAGTGAAATTACATTTCCTAAAGTATTCTCTGGTGGAAAGCAAATTGAACCTCATGATTATCAAAAAGAATCAGTCCATCATGCTTTAAGTAACAAAAGATGTATGTTGATATCTCCAACGGGTTCTGGTAAAAGTCTTATCATTTATTTTATAATTTTAGAATTACTGAAGCGAACCAAGAAGAAGATTTTAATCGTTGTGCCAACTACAGGACTTGTGACTCAATTAAAATCTGATTTTGAGGATTATGCTAATACATCTGAAATTTCAAAAGGCATTCATTTGATATATGGTGGACAGGAAAAACAAACAACCGCAAGAGTGGTAATTTCAACATGGCAAAGTCTATATGACCAACCAGAAGAGTTTTTCTCAGAATATGATGCTATCATTGGCGATGAATCTCATCTGTTCAAAGCAAAATCACTGACTAAAATTATGCATAAATTAAAAACTTGTGAGTATAAAATTGGCACTACAGGAACTCTTGATGGCACACAAGTCCATAAATTGGTGCTTGAGGGATTATTTGGAGCAGTTCATCAAGTGACATCCACCAAAGAACTTATAGATAAAGAGGTTCTAGCTCAATTAAATATAGAGTGTTTGATTCTTAGATATTCCAATACAGCTGTACAGGAGATCAAGCGTGCAAAATACATTGACGAAATTGAATGGTTGGTTCTCAACGATACACGAAATAAATTTATTACAGACCTCGCAACTAGTATTCCTGGTAATGTGCTTGTTCTGTTTAACTTTGTGGAAAAGCATGGAATACCTTTATATCAGAAGATTTCAAAAACTAATAAAAAGCAGTCGTATCTTATCTGTGGTAAAACAGAAATCGAAGAGAGAGAACAAATAAGAAAAATCATTGATAAGAGCAATAACAGCGTTCTTGTCGCATCATTTGGCACATGTAGCACTGGTATCAATATTAAGAATATCAATGCCATTATTTTCGCTTCTCCCTCTAAATCAGTAATTCGAGTATTACAATCCATCGGAAGGGGTTTGAGAAAATCAGATACCAAGAGCAAAGTAACGATATATGACATTGGCGATGACCTGAGTTGGAAGAGTTATCGCAATCATGCTCTCAGACATCTAGATGAACGAACTACCATATATACTAATGAGAGTTTCCAATTTGACAAGATTCGAATAAATTTAGGAGAAACTAAATGAATTTAAAAATATTCAAACTTCGAAGCGGTGAAGAAGTTATAGGTCAAATTATCGATGAATTTAAAACTAAATTCATAGTGTCTAATCCTTTTGTGTTTCGCACTTCCACTATGGCAGACCATAATGGCACATATGACATGACGGTTTTGCGTGATTGGTTGATTCACACTGAAAATAAAACCATGGAAATTCCTAAAAATCATATTGTAACTCAATGTGATCCAAAGAAAGACACAGAAAAATTATATCATCTTCAAATAGAAACAGAAAAGACATTAGAGGAAAAGGTTGTTTCGATGGATGGGGACGATTCGGCCTTTGAAGAACCTGCCTCGAATTCCGAAACCCCGACTGGTTCTGAGAATATATTTCAAGATTTTCTTAATTCATTATTACATGGTGGTATTTCAGATGAGACTGAAAAGGAATCTGATCCTTATGAGTCTGCTCGTCCAAGACCACGAAGAAGAAAATCACATAATAATGAAATGCCATCTCCTGAAATGAATCCAAGAGAAATGGATCGTCATGGCATATATGTAAGTATGATGCTTCCATCCGAAGCAATTATGAATCTAATAACTGCTGGACTTCTTGATCCAAAAGATATTTTAAGAATGATTAAGGAAGTAAAGCGAAAGAATCGGTTTACTGGAGATGAGAAGGATCGTAAGGATTTTGGTTCCAAGTATAGTGATTGGAATCCTGACCCTAGCTCAGAAGAGTATAAGTAAGTTCTTTAACACTTCTTTTCTTCTCAATCCCACACAGAGATTATACTCGCATGTTCCAACTCTTGTCAAGGGTACAGCAGTCATTTTTTATAAAAATTGTATAAATGCTTGACAAATTTTTTAGATATGATATAATCAAGTATATGAAAAACACTCCAGACGATAAAGATTCAATAATTGAAAAAGAAGTCAATACTGCAAAGCACTATATTGACAATAAAAGATTTTGTAAATCAATGGAAGAGTGGAAGAAAACTTTAAAAGAATATGAAGAATCTGGAGAAGAGAAAAAACCACCTCTTACCGATTATATTGCTGAATGTTTTATAAAAATCGCAGAACATCTGTCTCATCGTCCCAACTTTATAAACTACCCATTTAGGGAAGATATGGTTGGAGATGGAATAGAAAATTGCGTATTATATGCTCACAATTTTGATCCAGATAAATCATCAAATCCATTTTCTTATTTTACTCAGATAATTTATTATGCGTTCTTGAGAAGAATAGAAAAAGAAAAGAAACAAGCATATGTTAAATATAAATGCTTACAGATGAATGATTTTGATGGTAAAATAGTCAATTGGTTAAAATCACAACCAGATGTTACATCATATTCTGATTTTTTATCCAAACACTTCTCTCTGAGCGAAACCGATGTTAAAAACATGGAACCTGAGAAGAAAATTAAAAAGAAAAGGAAGAAGAAGTGAAAATTGCCATTGTGAATGATACGCATTTTGGTGTAAGAAATGATTCACCTTTATTCTTACAGCATATTCTTAATTATCTACAACATACATTCATACCATATCTACTAGAAAATAAAATAGACACCATCATTCATCTTGGAGATTTCTTTGACCGACGGAAGTATGTAAATTTCAATACTCTTGCTTCTGTTCGCAAACAATTTGTTGAACCTTTACAACAACATAATATTCTGATGTATGTCACGCTTGGAAACCATGACACATACTATAGAAATACAAATGAAATTAATTCGATTAAGGAATTATTTGCCAACTATAGTAATTTTGTATTGGTCGAAAAACCAACTGAAATGAAATTTGATAACCTATGTTTATCAATCATTCCTTGGATTACTCCCGATAACCTAGAACATACATTGAAATTCATAGAGAACTCATCGTGTAGGGTTCTTTGTGGTCATTTAGAGATTGCTGGATTTCAAGTAATGAGTGGAGTGAAGCACACTCATGGTCTTACATCCAAGCAATTCAATAAATTTGAAATGGTTCTTTCTGGTCACTTCCACATAAAGCAAAACGAAGGTAATATATTTTATCTTGGAAGTCAATATCAGATGAATTTTGGAGATGTGAATTCCAAAAAGGGATTTCATGTTCTCGACACATCGACAATGGAACTAGAATTTATTCAGAATGAAAATGATATATTTCATACCTTTACCTATGATGATTCCACAGAACAAGGCATCAAGAACATTGCTAATTTTGTTTCCAAATCAGACCTCAAGGGTGGATTTGTTCGTATTTTTGTGCGAATGAAAACAAAACAAAATATGTTTGATAAATTATTAGACGCATTGTGGGGTAAACAAGTTCAAGACATATCTATTGTGGATGATATGTCGGTGTTGACCCCTAGTGAGGGGGTTGACTTTGACGAAGGTGAAGATACAATGAGCATCATCAATCGCGAGATTGATGCGATTGAAAGAGATATTGATAAATTAAAACTTAAAAACATTATCAAAGACTTGTATATGGAAAGTTTAAAACTATGAATAATAATGAACAAATTGAAATCGAAAACGAAGAACAAGTTAAATTTACAATGGATAAAAACTCAGAGGATAATCAAAAACTAAAAATTGATGAACAGGGATTGCCCATTCGCACTTCACACTCCAATTATATTGGAATGCGATTAGATACAGAAGATGGCAAATCCGTATATTCTCATACCGCATTATATGCGCCACCCAAGTGTTATGTGAGTAAATCAAACATTCACGAGCATGGAGTATTTGCTGCTAAAGATTTTGTTTCTGGAGAATGTATTGAGGAAATGAAAACTATTATTCTCGACACGACAACTAAGTCCTGTAAGGATTGGGTGTTGAATAGATACGCATGGGTTTGGGATTGTGATTGTGATATCTGTAATGTGAATGGAAAGACCATGTATATGCCAACAGGAAATGGTTTGGTATATAATCATTCCAATACTCCAAACGCATATATTCAACTTGAAAAACCATTCAAACGAGTCAAGATGATTGCTTTGCGAACAATTCGTAAAGATGAAGAAATCACTTGGTATTATGGAAAAGAAATGGCAAAGAGATTTCAAGATATATCTAAGTTACATCCTAGGTCGGATATTCCAGAGGGAATGCCAGCAGCATTCACTCAGGCTATGACAAAAACTCCATGTAATACATGTGGCAAGAATTCAATAGATTCTCTTCAGTTTAGGTCAATGATTGTACCAGAAAGCATTATTGAATGATTCGTTTTGAGAAAGTAAGATTCAAGAATTTTGGTTCGTTTGGAAATACATTAACAGAAATTATTCTTGATGTAAACAACACAACTCTTATTTGTGGTAATAATGGAAGTGGAAAATCTTTTGCCTTTCTCGATTCTATAACATTTGCTTTGTTCGGAAAACCATTTCGGAAGATTAATATTCCACAATTGCCTAATTCGATTAATACTAAGAATTGTTTAGTAGAGGTTGAATTCACCAAGGGTGTTGATAAATTTTTAATCAAGAGAGGAATCAATCCTCGGTTGTTTGAAATTTATAAGAATACTGAATTAATCAATCAAGATGCGAAGAGTCTTGATTATCAGGAATTGCTAGAGACACAGATTCTAAAGATGAATTACAAGACATTCACTCAAGTGGTGATTCTTGGTAGTTCGTCGTTTGTTCCATTCATGCAGTTGAGTGCTATTGATCGCAGAAGTGTAATTGAAAATATTCTTGACATTGATATCTTCAGCACAATGAATGTTGTTCTTAAGGGCAAGATTCTTTTGTTGAAGGAAGGAATTAGAGAACTGAATACAAAGATTGAAATTGAAAAGAACAAGATTCAAGTTCAGAGAAGTTATATTTCTACTCTTGAGAAAAAGAACAACGAAGATGATGATGTAAAGAATGAAAGAATTGCTGAACTAGAGAGAAAGATTCAAACAATTCAATTTAATTTAGTATCTAAAAATCTTTCGGTTGGGAAACTACAAGAAGATATGAATGGTGTAAAGAAAATTCTAAAGGACAAAAACAACAGAATTCAAGATTGTCGTACCCATATTGTCACACTGAGGACTTCAAAGGATCAGAAACAGAAGGAGATAAACTTCTTTAAGGAAAATTGTACCTGCCCAACTTGCACTCAACCTATTGATGATAAAGTCAAAAAAGAAAAGGTGTTGATGAATAATTATGAGATTTCTAATTTAGAAGATGATATGGTAACTACCAAAGATCATAGCAATTCTCTTCAATATGATATCACT